GATAGTATAAGGAGAAACTATGAAAAAAAATAACGTAAAAGATCCAAAAATTACTCCAGAGTTGGGTGCAGACAAGGATGGTATGCAAAAAGGTGGGATTGATATCCAAACTACTATGCCAAACGAGTCACAAACTGTGGATGTAAAAGGGACAAGAAGAATTAGACCGGAGAAAAAACCGGTAAAAGCTACTTGGTATTAATATGGCTTGGTTCAGTCTAGCAAAGATGGCTTTGCAAGCTGGCACGCACATCTATAAAAAGAAACAAGAGACAAAGATGGCGATGGCAGATGCACAACACATGCATGCAAAGCGTATGGCCGATGGTCAAGA